GGAACCCCATTAGGCGCTGTTGGGGTTGTTACAAAGCCTACCGCAAAGCAGATGGCATCGTTTGAGGCAGTGGCAGCGTGGCTTGCGGTAGCGCACGCAGCGTATATCGCAACCGGAGTAGCTCTTGATAAAACCCCGCAGGAGATAGCCGAGGGACTCAATCCATTAAATGGGAAGAAGTATTTATCTCATAATATTAACGGAGACTGGGTAGGGGTAGGTGGTCAAGTTCGCGCAATAACCCAGCTTTTGAGTACTCTCGTGGCTTCAGTCGGAGAGATTGAGGGTCCTAGAGGGCGTGAACGCCAAATAAAAGACCTGATAAAGCCTGATATATATGAGAACCCCTTGGTTCAGTTTTTAATGGCGAGGGGGGCCGTCGGGGCAAGGATGCTCGGAGCAACAGTAGAAGGTCTTAGTGGCGGGAAATTTGATGCTCTTCCTTATGCCCACGTTGATGGACCTGTCGATATTTTAAAGCATATAGGCAAATCGGCTCTACCATTTACGGTACAGGGAAAACTTGAGGGCGAAGGAGCGGCCGCACAAACCGCAGGATTTATGGGATTGCGTACATCTCCTGAAACTCCGGGCGAAAAGAAGCAAAAGTTAGTATCCGTTGTGGGCAAAGAGGAGGGTCTTGCAGATCAAGCGACGAACCAAGAGGTACTTAATATTAATGGGTATAGTAAAGGGACTGAGTGGTCGAAGGAGCTTCTTAATGAGAGGGCTTTGGATGCCCCGTGGTATGAACAGTCCCCTAAGGTTAAACTTGCGGTGATGGCGCGCCCGGACTTTGAAGAGTATGACAGGAGTTCTAAAGAGATGGCGAAAGAGATGAACCCCGGTCAGGCAGCGATTCAGAAGAGAATAGACGACAGAGAAACCGCCCGTAAGGAATGGATGGTAAAAACGTTAAATAGGTCCTATGAAGATCAACCTGAGCATCCTTGGGCTTTGTTTGTGGATAAGTACGGAGCCTACATAGAAGCTCATCATGAAGCCCAAGCAATAGACTACGAAAAAATGTATGCTGACTTCCCTGATTCTAAGACTATGTTCGGGATTGCAAGAGATGTCCAGAGCGCCCTTTTATATGAAGACGATGAGGAGGTTGTAAGGGAGAAGCTGGGGTCGTATATACCATTAAAGGACGACGATGGGGAAATGAACTGGAATGAGTACGACCGAAGGATAGACTGGCTTAAGAGGGGGTATTCAGAGCAATACCTCAGAGACGTAAAGGAAGTAAGCAGGGCAAGCCTTCACCCGATCGAAAGGACTTACTTAGAGGATAGGCAGTACATTAAAGATTCGGGATATTGGGATGTCGCCGAGGGCTTAGCGGAGTATTACGGGCTTACTGAAGAACTTAATGCGTACAACGCTCTTGAAAAGACTATTGATAAAATAGAATTCAAAGAGGAAAACCCTGACTTTAGCACTAAGGTTATGGGGACAAAAAATTTGTCTAGGCAAAAGAGGATGTTAAGGCGCAGTGACGATAGGCTAGAAAAGATAATAGTTGAGCATACTAGCGGCATAAAGCCTATCTCTGAGTATCGCCCGTCTGGATCAATACCTTATAGGAAACAATTTATCCCTTAACGGGAGCGTATAGAGGGCAGCAACTTGACAAACACTACATATTGTGGTTAATCTTTGAAGAATAGGGAGGAAAATTATATATGGTTACAGAAAACGTAGAACAGCCGATTCCACAGCCAGACAGTTCGCCGGACACAGGGACTGTTGAGGCGGAAGTTACGCCGCAAGCAGAGGCTACAGTCGAGGCTCCACAGCCAGAGACTGTTGCAGAGGCTCCGGCGGAACCTACGAAAACGGAGGGGCAGCTACCTCTTCCCTCGACAGAGCCAGCACCCGTCGAACCACAGCAACCAATGCCGCCTACTCCTGCGACGCCGCAGTATACGCCAGAGCAAATAACCAAAATGCAGCAGGACGCGAATCAGTATGCGCAGGTACAGCAACGGGCAGCATTGCAGGGCCAAGCTGATACATACAAGACCCAGCTAGAGTCTCAGGGGTATCTACCGGAACACGCAGAGCAAGCTGCTAACCAGTACATGCAAAGCCAAGAGCAGCAGATGAGACTGATGCAACAGGCAGAGCAGTGGGGGCAGCACTTACAAGGCAAGCAGATAGCGGCAGAGCATTTTGCCAAGAAGTATAATCTTACCATTGACGACCTTTCGGCACTTAAAGTATATGATGACCAAGCGACAATGGAAAATGCAGCTAAGACGATTTCACATAATAGGCAGAGAGATGCGGAACTGGCGGCTCTCAAGCAGTCACGAGTTCCGCCTCAGCAAGTAGACAACAGTCAGGGTAGCCCAGAAGTGGCTGCCGACGAGGGAAGCTGGCTGGATCGGTATAACAGCGGAGACAGGACAGCTAACGCTGTTGCTGCTGCCAGAAGGGCAGCGGGTCTTCAATAATCTAGTCAGGAGGATATAGTATGGCTCAGACAGCGACAACTGGTAATTTGGAAAATGCCCAGAAGATTATAATCGCAGCGTCTCGATATACGGAGGAGCATAACGCTCCTGCTATGGCACTAATCGAGCAGTTTACTCTTCCATCGGGGGCAAAGCAGCAGACTGTTCCAAAGGTGGGACAGATGACAATATCCGATCTTCAGGACGGAGTAGACATAATTGATGAAGAGGATATAAGTATGACCACGGTTGATCTCACTGCTAGTGAGGTTGGTGCAAAGGTTATATTGACTGACAAACTTGTCAGGCAGTCAGCAGAGAATGTTTTCTCCATCGTGGGAAGACAGCTCGGTGACGGCATGGCGAGAAAGAAAGATACTGACGTACATGCACTGTACTCAGGTCTTAATGGCGGGACTACGCTTGGAGCAGCAGGTGCAACCTTTAGCCTAGCTAACGTAGCTGCATCTATTTCCTATGCGAAGGCAAACAAGTTTGGTTCCCAGCTTTACATTCTCCAGCATCCTAATGCTGTATTTGATATCGCAAATACTGCGGTAACTGCATCAGCTACCTACCCTGTTCCAAAGGGATGGTCTGAGGACTTGCTCGGAGAGTTCTTTAGTGGGCTTAGGCCACTCAACGGTGTTCCCATCTTTGAAGATGGAAACCTTAGCGTTGATGCTAGTGATGATGCTATTGGCGTTATCGCTGACAAGAGCGCACTTTGTGTACTAAAGAGCGTTGACACCAAGACAGAGCGACAAAGAGATGCGTCTCTCAGAGCTACGGAGTTGGTCATGACGGCTGACTACGGAGTATTTGAGCTTGACGATTCTCGTGGAGCAGCTATGACTTATGATGCTGCTGCGATAACTACATCTGCATAGTACCAAGGGAGGACTATGATGGTAACTACCTCAGAGAGACAGAAGCAGAGGAAGGAACTTGGAGAGGCCGGATATGCTTGGGATTATGTTGACGGATGGCAACCCAAGACCAACCTCTATAGACATGCACCGGGGCTTAGTGCTACCGGAGAGGCGGTATTTCCAGTAGGAAGCCTTGTAAAAGGAGTCCCCGGAAATCCTGATTACGTCTTGAGAAAAGCAAAGATAGGTATGTTCCAGCATCCTCCGGGTGATACTTGCGAGTGTAGGTGGTGTGTTGAGCGAGCCGTTGAGGAAAAACAGGAAGTAAGCAATGCCGAGACCGGAAACTCTCAGGAGTGCGAGGCTTGTGGCATTGAGATTAGTACTAGTGGAAACAAGGGTGCGCTTGCTTCAAAGATGCGTTCCCATATGAAGCAGCACTAATCTAAGTATCCGATGTAACTGTAACGATAGGCCGAGGTACATCGGGTAATAAATATCGGCCTGTCGCAGGGGCAAACCCTGTAAATAAATAACCTTTAAGGAGGTTGATATGTCTTTTGGAGCGATTCAAAGCGGAAGGTATGGTTTTGAAAAACAAACCAATTCTAAGAAACGACAAGTTTATGGTGCTACTATGGCACTTCCTGACGGAAGAGTTTTCCGTTATGTGGAAAATGGTGGAACTGCAATTGGAGAAGGACTGGTTGTAGCCAGTGAGGCTCCAGCAGGAAACCATGACGAGGACTTAGTAGTGGCAACTAGCGGTGCTGCTGGTGGCACAACTATTGGTGTGACACTTGGTGCTACTGCTGCCGCTAAAGACTTATATGCAGAAGGGTACCTATTCTCTAATCTAGCTTCTACAACTCCACACGAGATGTACAAGATTAAAGGTCATGCTGCGGTAGCCTCTAACGGTACAGGAACAATCACGATTGATGAGCCAGACGGATTCCAGACTGCTATTACAGCAGGTACGGATACTGTTGGTCTTATTAAGAGTCCTTACAAGGATATCGTAGTTGCTCCTGCCGCTGTTGCAGGACGATTTGTAGGTGTGACTTGCGCTGATCTTGAAGCAGATTACTACGGATGGGTGCAGGTAGCAGGCTTAGCCTCTGTTAAAATAGACGGTACTCCTGCTGTTGGTACATTGGTTGGAGCAAGCTCTAACCACGCCGGACAGCTTCTTGCTGTTGGCGCAGATACCACTCCTGCTTTGGGCAGACTACACGGTAAGGCCGGTGTGGACAATGAGTTCCATACAGTCTTCCTGATGAACCTAGCCTAATGACTAGCGAACTTTGGGTCCCGCAGGGTGCTACGGGTCATAGCGTGTCCTCTGCGGGACACAATGCTGAAACTGGAGAGAGTGTTCAGAGTCACGAGTTTATTGTTAAAGACTCTGTAACCGGCAAGAAGCAGAAGTTTAAAATTCTTGTAGATGAAACCACGTCACAGGCACACCTAGAAGATATGGTTTCATACTCTGTAGATAACTGGCTTAGAGAGGTCAGAGGCAAAGACCATAAGCCAGCTCCTACGCCAGAGCAGCGTAAAGAGATAGGTAAGATCATTGACGAGATAAGACGATATAGGATAAAACGTAATTCAAGTTCAAGCGGAGTCATCTACTTTGATAGATTAGGGGGAGGAAATTATGGACGTACAGATAAGCGAACAAGACGTAGCCGAAGTTCTGCGAACAAGGGTTAACGAAGTTACCAGCCTTCAGGTTAGAGTAGCAGCGCTATCGCGAACCATAGCAGAGCAAGAGGCTGAAATCGCCAAGCTAAAGGGCGAGGAGGCAAGTAATGCCAAAAGTGGGAAAGAAGAAGTTTCCGTACACAAAAAAGGGTAAAGCTGCCGCTAAGTCATATGCCAAGAAAGCTGGCAAGAAGATGAAGCGGAAATACTAAAATGACGGGGTGCAGGGATGGCAATTATTCAAGGACGAACCCGCGCCCAGCTACGGCAAAGCGTTGGGCGTAATCTAAACGCAGTATATGTATCTTCAGCCAGTGGAAACGGGTCTACAACTACGATTGTAGATAATACGTTAATAGGTTCTGACGATACCCACATCGGTAAGTGGGTGGTATTTAACGATGCCAGCGGAAATGCAGGGCAGGTTACTCGTGTCAGCGACTATACCTCTAGCTCCACTACTCTTACGTTATCCCCTGCCGTAGATGCTTCATCTGCCACAAGCGACACATACGAGCTATGGGATGATGAGTATAATCCTGCAAACCTAGATAGCTTTATTAATGATTCTATTTTGGAAGTTACCGGCAATGCCTATGACCCCATAGAAAATCTGACTTTCCATACAGACGGAGACCAGCTACGGTTTGATGTTCCGTCTGGTATTTCAATGATTCAGGATATTTATTATAGAAACAGCGTAGATTATGTACGTCTTCATTCCTGCGGTGCTGCATTTGACGAGACAGTTGACAGCGATATAACAGTTTCCCTCGACACAGAGGACAAGAAACAGGGAAGCCAAAGCTGTAAGTTTGTTATAGCGGCAGGTGCAAGTGCAGGAGATATAGCCACCGACTCAATAGCCAGCAAAGATATTTCAGGATATGATTATATAGAGATGTGGATTAAGAGTACGGTTGCTACGAGTGCCGGAAACCTAAAGCTACTTTTAGATAATTCTGCTTCATGTGCAAGCCCGATTGAAACCCTGAACGTCCCTGCTCTATCAGCAGATACGTGGACGTTTGTCAGGATGCAGCTATCCAACCCAGAAACAGATACAGCTATTATATCTATTGGCCTTGAGTACGACTCCGATCTTGGTGCATGTACAGTATGGCTTGATGATATAAGCGCAGTAGAAAACGATACAGCAGAGTGGGTAAAGGTACCAAGAAATCTTTGGCGTATAGATAAAGAGGCTAAAGACGTAGTATTTGATAACTATGTGCATGGCATCGCCCGCTACAATCTCCTAAAGATTGTAGGCGGCGATAAGCCAGTGCTACTTAGCTCCGACTCTGACACTTCAGAGGTTAATGAAAGATATCTTATAGCAGCAGCAACGGCTAGAGCATTTGCAGCCGTGTCTGGCGGGCCTAATACAGACGCAGATCAAAGAAGGAGTCAGGCGGGGTTTTGGTTTGGGCAAGCAAGCTCAGCTAAGAAGTCTCTGCCTCTGCTAACTAATGTACGGCTGGTGGAATAATGGCGAACAAGGTAGTCAAGGATAATGAGATTTATCTGGGCGGTACTTACTTCCCTATTGCCCGGCCAGTTCAGTCTGTACTTGCATCCATATACCCATCCAAGGTTGTTATTGGCGATACCACTAAAGACTCTCAGTTACGTTCATCCATCATAGCGTGGAGCGATTGGCGTGGCGGGATTGGCGTAGACAGGATGGAAGAGGGCGCAGATATCAATCGTGCTTGGTGGTCTGACTGCCAGCTTAGATATAAAAACCACCTTGTACTGGGAAATCTAGCCAATGCAACAGATACTATAGGTCACAGCCTTGCTACTTCTGGGACTGGTACAGGTATTGCGGCTATCAATGAGCATGGTGACAAGATATATGCAGTATGGAACGATGCAGCAGGTAATAACTCAAAAATATATGTATATAACAATACGGAGAACTACTGGTGGGACGGCAGGAGCGAGGACGCTGTAATAGGCGCACATGCCAGCGATACAGGTCTTGAGGGGATAGAGATACAGGTTACAGATTCCCTTAGCTATACGGATACTTCCAATGTTACATGGCTAATATTGGCTCACTATGACTCTACAGGAAGTACATGGTCTTTCGCTAGATATCCCAGCTATGATGGTACTAATGCTGGTGTATGGGATAAGCCTGACACAGCTAAAGCGACTAAGTATTTAGCAAGTTGGGACGATAGGTTATGGGGCATATCTAATGAGGGGCAACTATGGTATGCACTTACTATATCTGATGATGATGGTACTGCCGTAGATGACGCAAGGCTACCTCTTCCTGCTGGATATGTTACATCTTTATTTGTAGCGCGTGATGCAGGTGGAGAGCCTATACTTTACGTAGGAACAAAGCAGGGACTTTGGGCGCATGACGCTGCTAATGCTAAGTTTATCAAGACTGAGGTAGAGTTTCCTTTTCATCCTCATGGCGGCAAAGGGACACAGAGATGGAGGGACAGTATATATTTCCCTAGCGGTCTTGGGGTGTATAGATATATTAACGGGCAGAACAACGCCATACTTACTGTTGCGGGACCAGACAGGGACGATGGAGTCCCGGAATCCAACAGGGGAACCATCATGATGACAGAAGGTACACATAATGAGTTTCTGGTCGGAGTTGATGCTACTACCTCCCCTACTGTAACAAGCTCTGATAGCGTCCCTTATCAGTGGGTAGGTTCTTCAATATCAGGTCACGGCTCTCCTGTTATAGACGGAGACACAGGATACTCTTCTATACTTGCCTATGACGAAAGAGGATGGCAGGCAAAGTGGGTTGCCAGCACGGCAGGAAGAAAGATAGATTCAATGCACGTATCAAACGCCTACAGCGATGTCAACGAGAACTATCGGCTGTGGTTTGGATTTAACGATTATGTTTATTATATGAAGCTGCCAGTAGATATTATTAATCCTTCAAGAGTAAGTGACTTTGAGTATGCAGCATCAGGAGTACATGAGACTCCGTGGTTTAACGCAGGGCAGTCAGAGGTAGACAAGCTGGCACTCAAGCTAAAAGTAGAGTGTCAGGATACCAGCTCTACTGAAACGGTAACTGTGCAGTATGCTACAGACTATTCGGAAAGCTATACCACCTTAGAGTATTCTACTGGGTCAAGCACTATCATTTCAGATGGTATTACTACGTTCACATTCCCTACTCCTGCATCTAATGTAGGAACTACATTCCGTGCTATTAAGTTTAAGCTATCACTTGCAAGGACAACTAACACTTCAACCCTTAACTATAAGAAAAAGACCCCTGACGTAGTTTCTCTTACTCTGGAATGGAGAAAGAAAATAGAAGCTAAGTGGGGACATCAGGTTCAGGTTGATCTAAATAAACCATATAACGGCAAAGACCCTAGAGGGCTACGCAAAGCATTGGTATCTGCTATTGAGAGCAATACACTTTCAGAGTTCACCTTCAGGGATGATGCAGGAGGAACCAGAAACTACTATGTCGATGTCACTTCAGCAACAGGCATAGAGTATTCAGGCTATGACGAAAGAGGACTTACTACAATAAGTTTGGTGGAACCATGATCCTTGATATTGGTACAACAACAGTGGCTACAGCAGGAACTGAGCAGAGGCTATCTAACACTACTAACAGGGTTTTATGGCTTAAAGTTAAAGCTCTTGCTGGCAACTCTAATAAGATGTACCTAGGAGTCAGCGATGTAACCAGTTCAAATGGGTACGAGCTGGCTGCTGGGAACGAAATAGAGATTGATTTCAAGACTGCTGGTGGTTCCATCGAGTTTTCAACAGTGTATGTAGATGCAGCCACAAACGGAGATAAGGCGTGTTGGGCTGTGGTACTGGAGGGATAGGGTGACTACTCAGGACACTATCCCAAGTACATGGCAGGGTAGCGAGGCATCCTATCTGGTGTACCAAACCCTTATAGGGCTGGGTAAAGAGCCGGGTAGAGATTTTAGCTATCAGCCTCGTTCAGGAGGAAGAAGAATTAATATGGGATCAGAGGTGGAGTTTATGTTTACTGATCCACCTAATTTAGCTATGCAGGTAGAGGAAAGTTTCTATGCCCATCATAGTGGGATTGAGACCAGAGGTACAGACGTTATGGCAAAGGCACAACTTGCAGGGCAAGGTATAACACTGGTAAAGTTGGACAACGATAGACTACAACAAGACCCGGACTGGCTGATTGGGGAGGCTCTCCAGTACCGCGATTATAGTCGGGAGTAGATATTATGCCACAAGATTATATAAATTTCACAGGACATGTATTTCAAGATGACGGTGATCCAGTAAGCGGAGCAACGGTACAGCTACTTGAGACTGGAACAACTACTGTTGAAGCGTCTACTACTACTAACAGTGACGGCAAGTGGACCTTTGCGGAAGCAGATCAGGATGAATATGATGTAAAGATTACTAGCGGTACTTCAGTTAGATATATACGGTGGGACGATGAGATTTCTGTTCAGGAACTAGACGTTAGAAATAACGCATCTGCCACCACTCCTGCCGCTACGTTTAGTAATGTTACCAATAGCACATCTAACCAAGTAGCCATATTTAGGAGTGCTAATTCCACAAGGGCAGATAATGATGAAATATACCTTTCATTTGAACTAGCTAATTCCGCAGGAGATATTGAAGAGTTTGCTCGTATGACAGCCGTGGCAACAGATGTGACAGATGGTAATGAGGATTCTCAGATAGAATTTGATGTAAGAAAATCAGGCAATCTGACCAAGGTATGGACTATTACATCGAGTGACGCTGGGGCTATGTCATTTGACATGAACGTAGATGCACTGACGATAGGTTCTGGTGCTGACACAGACATCTCCCTAACCTTTGATGCTAACTCAGCCGATGGCGTTATCACATGGATGGAAGACGAGGACTACTTCAAGTTCTCCGATGAAATACTTATGAATAGTACCGAAAAGATATTGTTCGGTGACACAGGTACGTTCATTCAGCAGTCTTCTGATGGGGTACTGACTATAACCTCAGACACTACAGTAGATATAAATGGTGCTGTTGTTTTTGACGGTGCAATTACAGGGGCAACAACGATTGATGCAACCACTGACTTCACGGTTGGTAGCACAGTTATTACTGATGACTCAATAGTGATGATT